ACCGGCCCCTCGAACACGACGGCGCAAATATTATTTGGATATCGAGGGCTCAGTTTGCGGTTGATAATGACATTAGCCACAGCGAGTTGACCGGCTATGGGCTCGGATCGAGCCTCAAAATAGATCGCAAAAGCGAGGCAAGCTATCTCAAGCATACATGTTTATTTTAATGTATACCTCGGGAAACAGGGGCAAATCAGAGCAAGATAAAACTTTTTCATATGCCGCACATGCTACCTTATAATAAACCATTCGTTAACCTCCTGGCTCGGACATCGCCGCTATCTTATATCAGTATTGGGACGCCAATCGTGAGTTTATGGAAATCCATTTTCTTTGCAAGGGTTTTTCCTATATACTACGGTTTTTCCCAACGGGAATCACCCATGCTAAACATGCTTGATTTTATCGTCACCGCAGTTTTCTTTGGAGTCTGCTTGGTTCTAACAGGGCTTTTCACGATTTTTATCTACCCCATTTTTTTGCTTGAGAAAACATTATCCTCTGGGCGTCTTAATGTGTACGCCATTTCAGAACAAGATAAATAACATAGCTTACAGAAAAGAAGTCGCCCATTGGATGACAATGTAATAAAAATTAAATAAGATATAGTATACTTTTAATAAGTCGGAGCGGGAAGAACTTAGATGCCTCTGTCTAAAATACAATTTAACCCTGGAGTTAACCGCGAGACTACGTCTTATGGCAGTGAGAACGGGTGGTTTGATTCTGACCTAATTCGCTTCCGCAAAGGTCGTCCGGAGAAGATGGGCGGATGGGAACGTCTAAGCAGCAACACTATAAACGGGACAGGACGTTCTTTGCATGTTTGGGCCGCTCTTGACGGATCTAAGTTCATGGGACTTGGAACAGAGACCAAGGTCTACATAGAAGAAGGTGGTGGGTACAACGACATAACACCGATACGTTCTACAGCCACCCTCGGTGCCGACCCTCTTAAAACAGGAGCAGCAAGTTCTGCTGTAGTTACTGTAACAGCGGTAGCGCATGGCGCAGTAACGGGAGACTTCGTCACTTTTAGTGGTGCCACTACCACAGATGGTATAGCCGCCGCTCTGTTAAACACGGAACACCAAGTTACAGTTCTTGATTCCAATAGCTATCAGATTACCACGGCTGGAACAGCCTCTTCTGGAGGCACTGCGGGGGGTGGTTCCGCTGTTATTGCTAACTACCAGATCAACACTGGTCTTAATACGGTTGTAAGCGGAACAGGTTTTGGTGCGGGTCTTTGGGGCGGTTTAACAACAGGTTATGCTCAGACGACCCTTAATGACAGCGGCGGAATAGACGCCAGCGTGACTTCGTTTATACTAACCAGTGCGGCTAGTTTTGAAACGGCGGCCACCACAACAGGCGCAAACCTTACGATTATCAGTTCCTCTATCCCGGTGGCGGATTCCAGCGGTTTTCCGGCCAAAGGAACAATTCTGATAGGCAGCGAGAAAATACGGTACGGCACTAATCTAAGCAACGTGTTTGGTGATTTGACCCGAGCTGACGACGGAACGACTGCCGCAACCTCTTCTAGCGGGGCTGCCGTAACCTTTGTTGGGTTGATGTTTATTGATAGCGAATTGATTCAATACACAGGAAAATCCACCCACACCATTAATGCAGGTGTTGTTCGAGGCGTTCGCGGGACAACGGCGGCGGCACATAGCGACGGCGCTGACGTTAAGGAAGCAAATGATTTTGTAGGGTGGGGCGAATCTTCGAGCACGGCGGCTAACACGGGCTCTAACATCCGGCTGTACAGTCAAGACAACTGGGGCGAAGACCTGATATTTAACGTCTACGACGGAACCCCGTACTACTGGGATAAGTCACTGGGCCTTGGTTCACGGGCCACGGACCTTGCTTCTCAGTCTGGTGCTTCCGCTGCTCCGACGATTACCCGGCGCGTTATGATATCTGGGGCGGACAGGCATGTGGTCTGCTTTGGCTGCAACCCTTTAGACGAATCGGACCAAGACTTGTTAATGGTACGCTGGTCAGATCAGGAAAACCCTGTTGATTGGACTCCTACGGCAACGAACACAGCGGGTTCTCAGCGCATATCTTCTGGTTCCGAGATCATATCGGCGCAGAAAACCCGTCAAGAAATGCTTATATGGACAGACACTTCGCTTCACGCGATGAGGTTTACAGGTCCCCCGTTCACGTTTGGGTTTAGTATGCTGGCGAACAACGTCTCTATTATTGGTCCAAACGCTGTTACGACGGTGGGTGACAAAGTGTTCTGGATGGACCGTGAGAACTTCTATGTCTACACAGGCCGTGTTCAGACTATCCCCTGTACTCTTCTCCGTTACGTTTTTGACGACATAAACCTTGACCAGAGTTTCAAATGCTTTGCGGCATCCAACAAGATGTTCGACGAGGTGTTTTGGTTCTACCCCACTGCCGACTCTACCGAGATAGACCGCTACGTTAAGTTTAACTTTACCGAAAACACTTGGGATCTGGGTTCGCTTTCAAGGACGGCTTGGGTGGATTATGGAATACACGACAACCCAAGGGCCAGTGGCCTCGCCAGTGGTACGAACTTCGTGTATATCCAAGAAAAGGGGGACGATAATGACGGTTCCCCTATGACCTCCTATATTGAGTCGGCTGACTTTGATCTAGGGGATGGCGAACAATTCATGTTTGTAAGCCGCCTTATTCCAGATATTGACATTACAAGCAGTGACGCGGAGGCTTCCGTAAACTACGTTTTGAAGACTAGGAATTACCCTGGGGACAGCTTGGTGACAAATTCGACAAGCGCCATTCAGGCCACCACTGAGCAGGCGTTTCTTCGGAGCCGGTCTAGGCAGGCGTCGTTACGGATTGAAAGCTCGACTACTGATATAACGTGGACTTTAGGTGATTTACGCTTAGACCTACGCCCGGATGGGAGACGATAATGACTACTTTACTAGACCACAGTATGCCTATGGCTCCAGACGAATATGACGCGGACACTTTTGTTCGCATTCTTAGGGACTTGGAGATGGCTCTTACAAAGATGGACTTTCCCGCTGTGGTTAGCGGAGAAGACGATACCAACGGCGTCAACTGGTTTATGAGCTAATGGCTTCCGCGTACAAAAACATAGTGACGACGGTCGGATCCACGGGAGACGTGGTCGTATATACGTGCCCAGCAGCTACGGAAGCCCTTATAAAAAATATTAATCTATACAATAGCCATACAGGTTCTGTAGTGGTACTATGCAAGATTACCGACAGCTCCGCTTCGGTAACGGTAACTTTGCAGAAGATCACTTTGGCTACTTTAGCCTCTTCTTCTGCCACCGCAGACGTGTCATTTACTGGGCCTTTTGTCTTAGAGACGGGCGACACGCTTATACTTAACTGCGCTACCGCAGCGAAGATTCAAGTCTTCGCCAATGTTTTGGAGATTTCCTAATGCTACAGCAAACACATACAACACCTGGAACAGGGCTTCAGTCTTTCGCTGACTCCTCCCCGGATTACGAGCTTGCCCCTGTAGGCATTGCTTCAATGCGAAAACAGGCTCAACAGCTTGCGGATTTTGGTCGGCACGGAGACATTTACATTGTCCATGCTGCGGAGGGAGAGACCGTTGTTCCTATGGAGGTTCTCAACGCAAACCCTAAAGTTCGGGAACTCCTCTTCAACCAGATGAAAGACATGGGCTTAGATCCGCAAGAGTTTGTTGTCGGCAACGAACTTAACAGCATCAACCCGGACACGGGTCTCCCTGAATTTTTCTTTAAAAGCTTGTTTAGAGGCGTAAAGAAGGCATTCAAAGCCGTCGTTAAGTTTGTTAAGAAAGCTGCTCCTATCGTACTTCCGATTGCGGCAGCGGCTTTCGGGATTCCCTTCTTGGGGCCAGCTTTCGGCGCGGGGACTTTCGGGGCCAGCTTTCTTGGCGGGGGTTTGGGAAGTCTTGTAGGAGGCGGAAGCCTCAAAGACGCCTTTAAAGCGGGTCTTATAGGCGGCGGCATGGCTGTTGGTTCCTCGGTTCTATCCAATGCCTTCAAGGGTAACATGAGTTTTGCGGACAGCCTTAAAGGGTCCTTTACCGGGGCGACACCGGTCTATGGTCCAGGGGGATACGATGGCGGAGCGGGGACACAGATTGGTACGCAGTATGCGGCATCCCCGTATTCTGGGGAGCTTCCGTTCGACCTGGGCCAAAACCCTGTTAGTAGTGCTATCTCGGGAAAGGATGCAGCCCTCGCCAGCGGGGAGGCTTCTGCGGCTTTCACCGGTAATATATTTAGTGATCCTAAAGAGGCTGTTACAAGCGACGGTTCTCTTTTTGGAGGAGCGGCAAAAGTAGACAGCCCTGGGGTTATTCTTAATCAGGCCGGTGTGGATTTGCAAAACCAGATGGTAGTGGACTCAGTCAACCTCCCCGCTGTTCTCGACCCATGGGATGAGCCTATCTATATTGATCCTAAGGCGGCGCCTAGCGCTACGAACCAGCCCTCCCTTAATTTCAGTCCGGGTCAAAAAGGACTTACTGTTGCTCAACAGCAAGCGTTCGATAACACCGCTCAAACGGCCATGGATACTGCAAAGTCTAATGCAAGTTGGACTGACTTTAGCCTTGACAACAAGTTTTTGGGGGGACCATCAATAACAAGTACCAACATGACAGATATAAACCCTGCGCTTTCAAACGCCCCGTCCAAGTTTATGGATGCTACCCTCAAGAGTGTGAACCCCGGACTTACGTCAAGACTAGCCGTACCGGCTGTTGTAGGTGCGGGAGCTTTGTACGCTGGAGGGGTTTTCGACGCTCCAGAAGAAAAAGAAGTTACAAAAGCCGATTTAGCGGGGTTTGTCCATAACGAAACCGGGTACGACCTGTTCCAAGCCGACCCTTCTAAATATCTTATTTCGGACCTCAACCCATATCAGTACGCTCCCGGCAGCCCTTCTGTTCCAAGCCCGTATGTCTTGCCCGCGGCAGACGGTGGGTACATAGAAAATCCTCAATACATGAACATGGGCGGCACCCCGCAGTTTCCCCGCCGAGAAATGCTGGTGGAAGGCCCCGGAACGGAGCGTTCGGACGACATTCCCGCCATGCTTTCCGACGGAGAGTTTGTGATGAACGCCAAGGCAGTGCGCGGGGCTGATCCGTCGGGTAACGGAAACAGACAGGCCGGTGCTTCAAATCTTTATAACATGATGCGTAACTTTGAGATGAGGTCGTAGTCATGGCTGAAAAAACGATCACAGAACAAATTGTCCGCGAAGCCCCGGAGATTGAGGCCCTAAAACTGGGCCTGATAAACTCGGCTAAAGATCTCTCCGACATCCAGATACAGCTTCCCGGACAACAAATTGCGGGTCTTACGGGTCTTCAGCAGCAGGCCGCTACCCTTGGGGGGTCTACTGGAGGTATCGGAGGTTACCAACCCTTCCTGACCTCCGGTTCGCAAACCATTGGAACGGGCCTCGGTACATTAGGCACGGCCCTCGGAACATTGGGTCAGTCTCAGACACCGATTACCGCCGCGCAACAGGCCATCTCCGGGTCCGGTCAACTGTTCGCACCGACGGACCTTTCTGCCTACACCAACCCGTACCAGCAGCAGGTCGTTGACACCACCCTTGCCGAGATGAACCGGCAAGCCCAAATTTCGCGCAACAACCTTGCAGCGCAGGGCGTCGGCGCGGGTGCTTTTGGGGGGAGCCGTTTTGGCATTGCAGGTGCTGAACTTGACCGTGGGCTCGCGGATTCCCAAGCCCGCGCTATTGCTCAGTTGAATGCCCAAAACTACAACCAGGCTCTCGGCGCGTCTCAAACAGCTTTTGAAAACCAGCAGCGCCGACAGCAGCAACAGTCCCAGTTATACGGCGGCATTGCAGGTCTTTACGGAAGCCTCGGGGGTCAGCAGGCTGGTATAGCAGGTCAGCAGGCTGGAATTGGCGGTCAACAGCTTGGTCTGGGTCAACTAATGCAGCGGGCTGGTGTCCAAGACATTGCAACTATGCAGTCTCTTGGTCAGGAGCAACAGCGCCAACAGCAGTCCGAACTAGACGCCGCCCGTGTAAACGAGCAGAAACAGTTGTACGAGCCCTACAGTCGCGTTGCGTTCCTCTCGGACATTTACAAGGGTGCTCCGTCAACTCAGACAACCCTAGGTTCCCAAGTTTCGCCCTCCGCACCAACGCCCTCCGCCTTCCAGCAAGTTGCTGGTGTGGGAACGGGACTTCTAGGAACCGCCGCCGCCGCCAATCAAATCGGCGGACTATTTTAATAGGAAAATACTATGCCCGGAATATACGACAGAAGCATGTTTAACAACGCAACGCCCATGGCGACTGGCGGCTTAATGATAGAGGCCCTTCAAAACACAGGGGCTATACAACCCGTCTCGCAGATGGCGGGCGCATCCACAAGCGTTCCGGGCACAGATTTCGCGGCTTTGTTTATGCAGATGTACGGAAGAACACCGAGCGCACCTGAATTGCAGGAGTTCATGGCTCAGAACTCTGTCAGCATGGCTAACGGCGGCATGGTGCCCCAGATGGAAGGCTACATGCCTCCCATGGAAGAAGACATGATGGCGGATATGCCGTTGATGTCCCCGGAGCAGGAAGCTCAGATATATCAGGAGGCGCAGGGTTTGCCCCCCGAAGTTCTCCAAACAGCAGAATCCGAAATGGGCAATCTTACCAACGAGCTTGCAGCCGAAGGCGTAGGGGCAGCGGTCAACGAAGAAGTATCTCGCAGCATTGGCAACATGGACATGGCCGGTGACTTCAAGGACATTATGAACTCGGTCTGGGACGAGGACGAAGGTCTTGAAACCTACCGCTCCCGTTTAGCGCAGGTTGTAGGACCCGAAGATGCCCAGAGAACACCAGATTCTGTTCTGGCCCTTGTGCAGCCAACCCTTCAGCTTGCACAGATTGACCAAGGCATTGGTGCTCTGATGCAGGAAGAACTGGCAGAAGTTGGCGGAATGGGCGGTGGTATCACCGAACTGGCTACCAAAAGCGCGGTTGCGGACGGCATGGCCGCTGAAACGGGTGCGTTGGTTAACGCTGTAGGAAACATGGCCCAAGGACCATCCGGTATAATGGCAACGGGCGAAGATCCTATGGGCATGGACCCAATGATGCTACAAGCTATGATGCAAGGTGCAGGGCCCACGGGCCAAGGCATGGTCTAATAGGAGCTACTCATGGCGACAAAACTTTCCGGAATAGCGGGCCTCAACACCAACACCAACACTAGAACATATCTGGATACTCTAGCAAGTCTTAGAACTACAGAGGCGCAACGGGCTATCCAGCCCAGTCCTGACATGAACGTAGTCCGTCAGCGTCAGGCCGAATATGCTAATTATTTGGGACAAACGGACTATGCCAAACAACTCGAAGAATCCCAGAACATGGGCAAGTTGCAGCTTGCTCTTGCGCTGGCACAACGTGGTTTTGCGGCAGCAGGTGCCACACCCCAGCGTGGCGAATCTTCGGTAAGCACCTTGTCTCGGGAGCTATTGTCTCCCCTTGCCGGTGATGCGGGAACGGTTGCAGGGCGCATGATGCAACAAAAGCAGGCGATCAACGCGGCAAAAACCGCAGAAGAGCGCCAGTTGAAGCTAGCTGCATTGCAGAAAGTTGAAGCTGAGAACATTCGGACAGGGGACTTAGCCCTTAAAATTATGCCAAAGCCGAAGACTTCGGACATGAAGCAAGGAAACCGTGGTTTTGCAAGGCGAAGAGGTGCCGACGGAAAGCCAACCGGTCCCGTAGTTCCTCTTCAGTACACATTTGATGGTGGAAGATATCAGGCTAGGACAGTAGGAGAGGGGACGCAAACTCCTGTTACTCTTGGGGGCAAAAACCCTACTCATACTGTCACGAACGAAAAGGGCGAAGCTCTTGGTGCCGCAGGCGCGGGTGAAAAGGCCCCTTTTGAGAGTGTTAAATACATCGTTCGGAGAACATCCGGTGCCGATGGAGAACCGGATACGTTTCGGTTTTCGGGTTCGGGGGGTGCTGCTGTTCAAGTTCGACAAGAGAGAGGAGAATCAGGACAGCTTGGTTCTCCGCTAAACCTAGTAAGCGGGAAGCCTGTTGCGCTTCAACCGGGTGACGAGTTGGTAACATTCGCCAACCTTCCGGATAATTTGAAGGGTACTGTAGCTAAGACTGGTACAACTGACGCAACAGTGGAGGCCAACCGAAATTTGCTGTTTACCAGCATGAATCGTTTGCAAAACCAGCAGTTGCAGGGACCTAACACGCCTTACAGCGCAAAAAGTGCTTTGTATTTTGACGTGGGTGCATATCAGCGTGGCGATTTTGCCTTTAGGTATATACCTCCGGGCACCAATCCTTTAGAAGCTGCCGCAAAATCTGTTCCTATAACTAACGAACGACTTCAGAAGTATATAACAAGAAAAGTAAACAGCGCAGCCGATACTCTTTTGAAAGGTGATTTTGGGTCTGAAAATCAGGTTGTTAAAGAGGCACGTCTATCAAAAGCCATTAGATCAATTCTAAATGAGACACCTCAAATGCTTTTTGGGGCACAGAATATACCTACTTTGGGGGTTACTGGAGATGGCGAAAACGTGGGTTATACCCCCACCACCGCTGCTTTTGATCCAGCACTTCAGACAGAAAAGCTAAAGACGGCTGTTCGTACCTTAAAAGAAGACCCTTCTGCAAATCCAACAATTACCTACGGCCCTGTGGCTTTTCCGAGTAGTCAAGAGTTTCTTAATAAAACTACAGGTCGCATAAAGGTTGCTACGGAACTTTTTCCGGACGCTTTTAGTGATCAGCAAGTAGCGGGAACGGAAGCTTTTGACCCCGACATGGTTCAGCAAAGAAGGGACATAGAAGCCGCTCTTCCCAGAGCTACTTTAACAATAGGGGCTTCAAACGACGACTATAGAAAAGTTATTTCTGACGGAGCCGCTAAGATATCCGTTGCGAGAGACAAACTTCAAAACAGTACAGATGCTCGCAGTGCTAAAGAGTCTTTTCTTCTGTTTAGGCAGTTTCGCGAAGGTCTTCTTGATTTTAAAAACGCGGCCAGAGAAAGTAAGGTTGAGGGTTTTTTTACTGGTAGGGTTGCCTCAGGACTCTCAAGACTTGGTCTTGCTAAGTTTATTTCCGAGGAAGGCGCGGAACATTGGGCTAGGCTAACCGCAGCCTCGGACAGATTTCAAGAGGGTATATCCCGACGGGTCGGCAAAGATTTTGGCGATGACCGAATTAGTAATTTAGATGCCGCTGCATACCAAAAACTTGTGGCAGATATAAAAAAGGGCAAAGATTTTAACCGAATTTTAGTGGACGACGGGTTATCACGAATAAAAAACAACATGACGGATCTCATGTCGCGTGGCGGAAGGGTCGGCTGGACGGAAAGAGATCTAAGACAAGCCTCAGAAGCGGGCGTTGATTTTTCCGAACTCCGAACTATGGAAAACTGGCACGGG